ATTACGAGGGTGATACAATAAAGGCATCAAGAGAAGTCAATTTTCCAACTGAAGTATATCCTGGTTTAGTAGAAAAGTATGGACAAGAGTCGGTTGCTACATCTGTAATAGATTCCTCTGGTTTACAAAAACCAAAAGATATTAATAGATTTGTAAAACAAAATCCACAATTAGCTCGTCAAGTTGTATATGATGTTAGAACAGGTAAAGCTGTAAGATTTGTAAAAGATACAACAGGTGCATTTGCACTTATAGCAGCAGACTCTGCTGATATAGATACAACAGGTGAAGGCATGCCAGATCCTAATATAACACCAGGTTTGTTTGGTCAAAAAACAAAACCAGAAAAAGACTTAAAAGAAGTTTTACCAGATTTTAGAGATTCAGGGTTTGACGAGGAATTTTACCAATAGGAGTAGACC